TGATGACCCGGCGCAGGGTGCGAGTGCCGATTGTGATTAGCGAACTGCTCTCGTCCATCGTGTAGACGCAGATGGCTGGCAGCTTGGCATCGTCAAGTGCATAGCGGCGCATCTTGTAGACGTTCGCGCCAGTGGTAGGCAAACCCGTTACCAGTGTCGCAACACGGTCCCTAATCTGTTGCCTCACATGGCTCATATTATACCTTTTCGAGTATCAGCGTCGATACGCCAGTGCCGTCGGTCAAAACAACGCGAACAGTGTAGGCCACGGTGCGAATGATGATTTGGTCCCCGTCAGCCGCCGATGGAACGTCAGCCGTGCGGCAAACGAACTGGGGCGATGGGATTGTGATGTCGATCAGGTCGGTAGCATTGCGGCTGGCCTGTGGCTCGTCAAAGATACCAGTCACAGATACAGCACTGCCACCTACGGCTGTGTAGGTGGCAACCTCCGCAAAGTCATCGACCTCGAAGAAATCTAAAATATCAGCGGCGGACTCAACGCCCATTGCGCTTTGATCCACGCGAAATCACGGGGTCACGATGCTCAACCTTTGGCGGCGCAGCAACACGGACCTCTTCGTAAATCTCCAGCTTCTTATCGGCCAAAAGGACCAATGCTTCGCTGGCAGGAAGCGTAACAATATCACCCGCATTAAGCGGACCTTGTGATGTAACAACACCACGAACACATTTATATTGCATGAAAACCTCCTGAGAAGTCGGGGACCGAGATGACTTCCAAATCCCGGTCCCCAACATTTCTTATGCGCCGTCGTTGTTGTAAGCGAACGACACTGCGTTGCGAACAGCAACGTCAACGGTTTGGATCGCACGAACGCGAACATTGCCGCTCGACGAAGCGGTGTATGGATCGACCAAGATGTCGAGGCCAGCCCACATACCGATCAGCAAGTCGGAGAAGTTACCGAAGTATACGTTCCCGGCAGTTGCTTGCTGCGAACGGATTACGTTGTAACCGTTTGCTTGACCGTTTTCGAGGACGAACATGCCCGAACCAGCGTCCTTGGCTTTCGTCTTCAGACCGCCGTAAGTGGCTGCGTCCGTGATGTAGGCCAAGTTGCCCATGAGAGCGTTGTCTTCTGCGATAGCAGTTTCCAAAGCAACCATTTCGGCAAAGGTTGGAACGGCGGCAGCAAAGCTGGTTGGCTTGTTGACACCGGAGGTGTTCAAGATACCAGTTGGCTGACCGGACGATCCCGAACCTTCCAACGCACCCTTGTCGATTGCCAAGGCCAGAGCCTGTGTCAAATCGTCGCGGACCAGTGCTTCAACAGCCGGAGTTGACTGAAGGATAAGCTGACGGGTGATGTCGGTGAAAGCACCAACATTCTTTGGCGTCAACGACACTGTGCCGAAGGTTGGTTCAGATTCAGAGGCTGCACCGCCTTCTGTGCTGATCCAGCCGCCCGACGAAGCAGCAGTCTTCTTAGGGATTGCTACGTTGCCTTGCAGACCGGGGAGCATACGAGCGCCAGCGGCCATAACCGAAACCGAGTTACGCAGAACGTCGATGAACTCGTTAGCAAGCAAGTTGGTTGCAACGATTTCGTTGTCATCGCTGGTGTTCAAGTCACGCTGCTTCCAGACGCCGAGAACGTCAACTGGAACCATGAGACCCTGAGCCGAACGACCATAACGCTGTGCAGCAGCTTCTGAGGCTTCAAACTCAAATGCAGCAGCTTCGCGCAGACGGCGATCACCGGGGTTTGCGAGAGCGGCGATGGCGCGAACGATGGAGAAGCTACGAACTTCCTTGCTGTTCAGACCAATGGTTTCGTTCTCAAGCGGCTTGTCCGAACCGATTACTTCGAGCAGTTCACCACGGAACTGTTCAATGCTCTTGCCCGAACGGATGGCTGCGTCAGCGAGGTCACGCTTATTGTGGCGTGCGCCGAGCGCGATGATGTCGGAGGCGTTACGAGCGGCAGCAGCATTTGCTTCGGCCCGAACCGCATCCAAGTTTACTTCGTCAGTCATTTTGACTTCCTTCTTGATGGATGGTTCAACGGTGGGTTTGGGTTCGAGAGCAGCCGCGCTACGACCCACGCCAACTGACGGGTCAGCAGGGATTGAAACGACAGATACCTCAAGGGGCGACCAAGAGCGAACAAGGTACTCGTCCTTATTCGTCGTGGACCGCTCCATTTTGTTGACGCGATACCCAACCGACACGTTCGACCGAATACCGTCAACAACATCTTGGAATACTTCCTGAGCAAGTGCCGAGCGCCCGAACCTGACTTTGGCTCGAAGCACGCGGTCCCCAGAGAGTTCCACAGATTCAATAACACCAATCTGACGCTCCATATCATGATCGAGCAACAGTGGTGCGCGGCCCGATGCGAGGAACGCTAAATCAATAGCGCCCATCTCATGAACCAAAATTTCTTTTCCGAATGAGCGGTCAACCGCCAGTTCAGACGAGACAGCGATGTCAACCGTCCGCTTCTTCTCGTTGACGGCCTTCGCTTCCATGTCGATGGCGCGATGCAACACCTCAACAGGGGCCTTACGCTCCTCTGAGGCGTCCTCAACAAGCACATCTTCTGAAGGCATATCTTCAGAAGGCATATCTTCAACTTCAGAATGTTCTTCGGTGTCGATCTCTATCTCGATCTTGACCGTTGCACGATTCTCTTCGTCCGACATTAACTGATCCTCAGTTGCTTCTTCAGAATGAATACCATCAAAATCACCATCATTCAACTGGTGCTGCACTTCTTCCGAAGAACGGATGTCTGAAATCTTTGTAAGCGTTGAAAAACGGTGGCCGACCAAAGTTTCGGTAGCTTCACCATCACGGAAAATGCGAATCAATGCAGCCGGATCGTCCTCAGTCGCATTGATTGAAAATTCGCTATCGGGAATACCAAGCACGCCCTCGCGCATAATATGCTCGATTTGCCCACGGGCTTTGCCGCCAGAACTATTCCATTCGACAAAATCACCAACTTTAAGCCCGTCAGGGGCAGCGCGATTTTCTTCCATAGAGTTTACCTTATCTTTTGACCATGAGAACCCAGCGTCCCCGCCCCAAAGCGCCCAAGCTATGCGCCCGTTGGATGGATAGCCTTCCTCGCCGGGACGGAAGCCTTCGGCTTGCTTGTCAACCTCATGACGGCTGAAAAAGCTGTACATTCTCTTGACAACATCCTCAGATAGCTGCCGCCCTGCGACAATATCACGCGCACGACCAATACCGATCTCAGTACCGCCGCGACCATATTCCTCGCGCCAATCAAGGCCGCGCCGGGCCTCTGTCTTCATACCGTCTGTTGGTTTATACGGCATCAGGGTCTTCCTCAGCAATTTTGGCCTTGGCATCGCCGCCAAACGGGAAGAAGGCCAGTTCAAGACCGAACTGATCAGCCATCTCCTTGTCACGCTGCCACTGGCTGAAGGTCTCTTCAATGTCGCGGCCATATTGGCTGGAAATGTCTTGCATTGACATAATACCGTTGTGCATTGCGGTAACAGCCGCGTTGACTTCCTTCAATGGATCGACCCATTGCCAGCCGCGTGCGCGGAAGTGCGATGCCGCGAAAAACTTAGGAAAACGTGTCGCTGGGATCGGAATGTAGCCGAACTCCATGACATGCATCAGCCATGCAGAGTAAGCTGGCATAACGAAATGTTCTAACAAGAATTGTTGCATCATCTTGTATGCATCGCGCTCTTCAAGCGCACCTTGACGGATTGAGCTGTAGGATGTGCCCTCAAGATCGTTCGACAGCGAGGCGTAAGATACGTTCAGCGCAGATGAGATACCACGCAGGACACCCTTCTGGAACTCAACGAACGCTGTCGCTGGGTGCGTCGGGTCGAACGGCTTGAAATCAACGCCGTTGGGCAGTTGGTGGAATGTGCCGGGTTCCGCATCGATGATTGGCACGCCGTTGTCGTAATCGTCCGCAGGGGCGTCTTCACCATTGTCTGACGTAAAGAAACCCATCTTCGACGCTGCCATGCGCGAAGCGACCAACTCAGCCTCTCTGTGCGCGTTCAGCATTTTCAATTGGGTAATTGCCGGAGCCATCCAAGGCTCACCGCGTGTCTGCCCAGCGCGAAGCGGATCATAGACATGGATGATGTTCTTAGCGTCAATGCGCTCAGATACGTTCACGGTGTAAGTCGCAAAGTCCAGATCGCCGGGGTGACGCTTCTTGATCCAGTAGGCGACTGGGCGCTGATATTCATCAAGTTCGATACCCATGCGAATTTCGCGGCCATTCTTGGCACGCTCATTCTTCTGCTCGTCGATCATGTCGGCTTCGATGGGATGGAAGGCTATACCGTGGATGAAGGCACGGTTTCGGACAATCTGAACGAAAGCCTCACCATCACGGGCGGTGGCTTCCATCACATATTTCTGCAAATCAATCCAGCTAAGGCGACCATCAGATGTGCAATTACCCTTCATCGAGAACTGCGACCAAGCGTCTTCGATGATCTGGTTGCCAATGACATCCAGCGAATTGTCTGTGTTACGAGCCTTGACTTGTAGCGTCATGCCCTTTTCGCCAACCACGTTGGTCTTGAGCAGCGTCAGGTAACGCTTGACATAAACGTCATCACGAGCAAGCACCCGTGCGCGGTTACGCATAATTACGAGGTCAGGCTTTAACTCACTGT